CGTGAAGGTTTCATCAGACGAATTTCCCTCTGGTCTTGCCCTTGGTCTCACAACCACCGCCACGGACCGAGCCGCCCGCTGCAAACCGACGTCCGCTATTCGTGACCCCAGCGGCCTCAGAGAGTCGCTTCCGGCGGGCTTCCATAGCCTCGTCCTGAACACGCGGGGGTCTAGACGCCTCACGGCGCGACGAAGCGTCTGCGCGGGCTTCACGACGAGCCGTATTCCTTGCCTCACCTTGCGCTTTGCGTCGTGCGGTACGAGCCGCCTCTCGCTCAGTAGCCGCACGGGCTGCGTTGGAGGCCTGCCATCGTGCAGCGTTACGCGCCGCTTCCGCTCTACCTGCTGAAGCCGCAAACCCAAGTCCGCTGCCTGCTCCAGCCATCAGCGCAATGTTTCGGGCATAGTCGCTGGCCTTGCCCGCCCGCTGTTCAGGCGTCATACCTGTTTCTTCCGCCTGAGTACGGAAGTTGGTAGCCCGATCGCTCGGAAGCCGTGACCGATTACGTTCCATCGCAGAGGTAGCCTTTTCAGCGATAGAAGGTTCCGGCATAGCCGGGGGCCGACGAGTGCCGCCTCTGGCAGTGGGGGCATTCGGCTTGTACTCCGGAGCAGGCTCGGACTTCGGCTCGGACTTCGGCTCGGACTTCGGCTCGGACTTGCTGGCCAACTTGGTACCGTACGTACCACCACGCCACTTGAACGTCTTGAGGCCAGCCTTGCGGGCTTCACGGAAAGCCTGATTGAAACCCGGCTCACCGCTCTTCTTTACGCTAACACCTTCATCCGTACGCTCGGGCTTGAACTGAGACGCAAAAGAATCTTCGACGCCCCCGCCGTCTGCAAACTTCTTCATGCGCGGCATAGCCATCTTTGACCTTGGCTTGAACGCATTAGGACCAAACTTTTTCACCCGTTTCATCAGTACTTACCACCGCCAGCCATCTTGACCATCTTACCCTTGGTCTTGCCCTTGGCCTCGCAGCCGCCGCCACGGACAGCACCGCCCGAAGCCATCTTCACGACCTTGGCCTTGGTCTTGCCCTTGTGGGCGACACCATCAGCGCCTTTCTTATACATCGTTGGATCTCCTGAATTTCTTGACGATCGACTTGACAGTATCGGTCTCGTAGATGCGAATGCCAGTCCACAGGATAGTGAAGAGCGCAGCGACTGAGGGAAGCATATCGAACAACGCTCCAAGCATCGTGACTACAGAAAGACCGTCCATCCCCAACTTTACGAACTCACCCGTGTCGTGCTTCATGCGGCCTCCGCAGAGTTTACCTGAGCGGCTAGCAAGTACTTACGGGCATTCTCAAGAATGTCGGGGCTATCCCTAAAATGTCCAAGTCCACGGTTACAGTGATTGCACAACATACCACGTACTCTGCCTGTCTTGTGATCATGATCTACTACTAGGCGTTCGCCGCGCTCGCAGATCATGCAGTTTTTTGCCCTAGACTTCAGTTCGAGCAGTTCCTCATCCGACATCACGCTACGGAATCTGCCGCGATTGATCCTGCTTCTATACGCGGCACGGCAAGCCCTGCACCAACTATCAAAACCGTTCTTTTTACGGTTATGTGGAGGAAAGAACTCTGATGTAGACGGCTTGTTCTCGCGACATTTGGAGCATGTCAGCAATTCCATGCCTTCAACGACAACGCTTTTCGCGTTGGTCGCCCCTTTTCGTCCTTCATCGCTCCGGGCATTCCGGACATTCTGGCGCAAAAAGACTTTCGCCGTGCCGCATCCTTGGGTGTTTTGGGATTTGGCGCTGGAGCCTTGAGTCCGGGCTTGCCGGGATTGGCCGCGTTGTAAGACGCCCTGCCTTTGGCGTTCAAGCCTCCAGCAGGGTTCTTCCCTTCCTTCCTTTGCCAAGCGGGTGACTTAGCCATAGAAGATCGTGACCTTCGAGGCAGTCGGCAAGGTGACGTGGATACTGTTATAGAACAGGATCCCTTCGCCGGGGATGAGGTTGGAGAAAGGGTTGTTCGTGTTCGCAGGGACGTTGAACTGCATCCGGATCGGACCAGTCGCACCGCCATCACGGAACACGAAGTCACCCGCAGTACCGCCCGAGAGGCCCTGATAGCCCTTCAGACGGTACCGCCCAGTCACCAGCGTCCCCGTAGCCTCCGTGTGGGCGGCTAAGACGTCTGTTTGCGTGGACATGTTAGTCCTCCGAGATTAGACAGAAGCCGGGATCTGCGAACCGTCCGACGCCCGCTGCGCGTAGACAACCGTGATGATCGCACGGCCCACACCAGCCGCCGTACCCACCGCGTAACGCGCCCAGAGCGGCGTATCAGCAGAAGTCGAGGTCTGCCACGCAAGTTGAGTCGTAGCAGTCGCCGTACCACGGAACCGACCGCCAGCCGTGGTGGCCACCGCCGCCATCAACTGAGCGCCACCCGAAGCGTTGCCCACCGAGATAGTGGACGTGGACGTACCACCCGGAACGACAACCTGATCGACCACGATGTCGATGATCTGCGAACCCTGCGGCAGGTTGCCGAACTGGACATCTACGTTACCGACGCCAGCAGTCACGACGCCCGTGTCATAGGACTGGGAGAGGACGACGACGCCCGTGTTGCGGCCAGCAGCCACGGTGCCATCTTTGACGGTGCCCGAGCGAAGCGGGCCAGAGAAAGTCGAGAAAGACATAATAAGACTCCTTTTGCACAAGTTGCCGTACTGTCTGTGCAACGTCTCCTAGGCGAGTCAGTACGGCTAGATAAGCCTAGATTGAACGGTCTTAGGCGGACTTCCGCTTCGACCACACGGACCAAGCAGCGACAGCCAAGGTGGCAAGGGCACCCGAAACGGCGAGAACCGTCTCCGAGTCCACCACACCCTTGGCAACGAAGAACCCACCCAGCGAAGCGGCGAGAGCGCGGACGATGCCTGAAATCTGTTCACCAGTCATGTTGTACTCCTATAGGGCCGAAAGGGGAAGAGGGGGCCGAAGCCCCCTCCCCCCGGATCATCAAGTCGAACCCGGCGAAGCGAACATGCCGAGCGGATCCGACCAACCGAACGAGTAACGCTCACGGGCCTTGTAGCGGACATTGCCCGTGTCGAAATCACCGTCCATCGAGTTGGCCAGCGGCGCACGGACGAAGTGCTTCATGCCATTCGGAACGTCGGTCGTGAGGAACCAAGCGTTCGGATCGGTCAGGAAGTGGTTCACCGTGTAGCCACCGGGGATCGAACCCATCGCCTTCAGCGCGTTGATGTCGTTGTCGGTCGTGCCAACACGGAGTTCCGTGTCGAGCAGTCGCTTGGCGACGAACATCAAGGACGGCGGGACGATGAGTTTGCGCGGCTTGGCAGCGATGAGGAGGCCACGCTCGTCAGTCCACCCAGCGATCTGGATGACCGACGCCTCAAGCGAGGTCTCATTGAGGTCAGCAGCCGTGAGGCGGTTGCTGTTGGTCTCACCGTTGGTAAGGGGGTGCGCCGCCGAGAAGAGCGGAACACCGTCGCCGCCGGTCTGAAGGGCCGAGAAGCCGTAGTTCAGAACGGAAGCCGCCTTGACCTGCTTCGTGTACGCCATCGCACGAGCAAGAGCCTTGGTGTAGCGCTTGCTGAGCGAGTCGTACAGGTTGTCCTCAACCGCTTCCTCCGTGATGGCGAAGCCGAGAGCGATGGTCTCGTGGTTATAACGAGCGGTCCAAGCCTCCTGCGCATTGTCGTACGCAATCGCCTGACCTTCGTTCTTGACCGGAGCCGCCGAGAAGCCCGACAACTTGGTCTCTTCTTCGAAGGAACGCTCGGAGGTCTCAGTCTCGTAGATCTCCTTGTGTTCCTCACCGTACTGCTTGTACTCCAGACCGAACAGGGCGTTCAGACCGGGGAGCAGTTCCTTCAACAGTTGTGCGCGTGAAATAGCCATTTTCTACTGCTCCTTAAGCCGTGGTGCTGCTGTAGTAACCGTGGGTCAGGAGATTGATCTTGACGAGGATCTCCGGATACACGGTGAACAGGATGCTGGACGCCGCCGGGATCGCCGTGACACCGCCCGGAACCGCGATCGCCGCGTTGAGCGTGACCGAAGTCGCACCCGCCGAAGCACCCGCAGTCACGAAGGACGAGGTCTCGATGATCTGGCCGTTCGACGCAAGGTACGACACGCTCGCACCGACCGGGATCGCAGCCGAGAGGCCCGAACCAGTCAGAGTGATCGCCGTGCCCGAGGACGAACCCGTGCCCGTGGCAACGACCGCAGTCTCCTCAACCACACCGACGCAGCGAAGCGGCAGGATGGTGGAAGCCGGGGTCGCAACCGGAGCGAGGACAGCGTTGGCCGAGTTGCCCGTATTGAGGCTCGACGCAACAGCCGCGTTGTCGATAGCCGACAGGTTAGTGCCGACCAGCGCCTTCGCGCCCGAAGCCACGACCGTCGTAGCCGAGCAGACGACAGCCTTGAACACCGTGTCCGGATCGTCCACGACATAAGCGACCGCATCGCCAGCCTGCGTACCGCTGGGCCAGAACTGCGAGAACTGCTTCTGCTTGGTGATCGGATTGGTGTAGGAACAGCCGACGAACACGCCAGTGACAGCGTTGGAAGCGGTGGTCGCGCCGATCGCCGCACGGGCCACAAACCCGCGAGACAGGACGACGAAATCACCGTTGAAGATGTTCGTGGCGTAGCCGTACTGGATGGGATACATCCGAGTACTGCCAGCGAACACCTGACCGCCGATCAGATTGACCGGCTTCAGCCCGTACGGGGCTGCAACAGCAGGATAAGCCATTAGGTACTCCTAAAAGGTAAAGTTATTTACTCTTGCCGAACGACGTCGTGGACTTACGCTCGTTGAAGAGCGGCATCCTTGGGTCGTTCAACTTCATGTAGGTGTTGTCTACCGACTCGATCTGAGACTTCGCCTGCCGCTGATAGTAAGCGTCACGCTGGCGCATCATCTCTTCAGGAGCCTTGCAGAGCAACAGCCCGCCGATCTCGATGTTCCCCTTGAAGCGAGAGTTCGGATCAGCCTGCATCATCAAATTCGGATGGTCTTCAGCCTTTACAGGCTCCCAACCTTCCCGCAACTTTGCAGACGTGTTCGACGGGTCAGCAACGCCCATCATCGACGTCCGGATCCACCTGAACACCCAACCCGGCTGCGGCTCCGGTTCAGGGAGCGTCTGGGGCGGGGTCCAAGTCTTCGTGCGCTGCGCGGCCTCACGGTTTTCGAGTTCACGAGCGAGTCTATTTTCAGCCATTGTTCGTCTCCAGTTTCATGACTTCACGAGCATACTGCTCAGGGGAAAGACCAAATTTCTTGGCTAGTGCAAGAGCAGACGCCGTAAGGCGTACTTGCTTTGGTGCAGTCGATCTGGTGACTGGAGCCACGACATTGGCTGGTTTTGCGCGAGGGGCTACCTTTTCAGGCTCTTCCTGCGTATCCGAGAAGTTCTCAGGGAACCTCTTGCGAATAGTCTTGTTGATCGTGTCGTAGTATTCGTCACTACGGGGATCAACACCCGCACGGACCAGTTTTTCGTGCAAGCCAAGAGCGAGGGCGGTCATCTCCTCATCAGTCCCGAACCAGCGATTGTCCTGTTGCCATTTGGCAGCGCGAGGATCGACCGCAGCGGGCTGTCCAGCCTGTGGAGGTGTTTGTACGCTTGTTTCGGTTTCTTGTAAAGAGGGTCTGATTCTTTCGACCTCTTTACTTCGCAACTTGGCCTCAGTCAGGGCCTCGTTCGCAGCCGCAAGTTCCTCAGCATTACCTGATTCGTAAGCCTTAGTTAACTTTTCTTTAGCCGCTGCAAGTTCGGCAGCAGCCGACTTCGTGACCTCGTGGATGTACGCTTTTTCGCCTGTACCAAGGCGCTGCTTGAGTCGCTTGTTCTCTTCCAACTGCGCCTGAGCAAACCGGAGGGCTTCCTCCTTCTCGCGCTGCGCGGACTCCTTCTCGCGGCGCTCGTCGTGCCAGACCTTCTTCATCTGACCGAGGCGCTTCTTGACCTTCTCGGAGTACTCCTCAAGGTCATCCTTGTCCAACTCCTCCACAACCTCCTTGGGCATGGGGGCACGGCCACGATCCTGTGGCGGGGTATCGTCCTCTACGACGATGTCGAACTCGGGCTTCTCTTCCACCTTCTCAGCAGGTGCGTCAGCAGGCTGCTCGTCAGGGAACTTGAACTCTTCGTTGCTCATGTCTGCTCCTTATGCGCGACGGATGCCACGGGGGTCATCGACCACCGCTTCCACCTTGTCGTCGGTGATGATGCGGAACTCACGTCCGTGAATGACCACGCGGGTACCTTGGTACGGGCGAGTGAGGACAAAATCCCCTACCTTGCACCATGCCCCAGTCGGGAAACGGCTTTCATCCTTGTAGCAGAGATCGCCCATTTTCAGGACAAAGAGAACGACCGTAGTCTGCTCCTCGACCCGCTTGGTGTCCTCAGCCTTGATGATGCCACCCTCGTACTCCTCTTCCACGTGCGGGATTGCACAGAGGATGTGGTAGCCCTTGGGATCGGGCAGGAGTTTGGCCCTCGCGGCCTCTTCCTGCGTTTTCTCGATGTCGATGTTACTCATCTGCGGTCTCCAGCCGTTTTGCAAGGTCTTGGATGTAATTCTTTGCGAGTTCAAGACCCTGTAACTTCCCGCAAAGACGTTTGTACTCACCTTCGTCCGACTTGCCTTGGATCAGGTGCGCGACGATGGTCGCGGTCTCCTCGTTGAGTTTTTCCTCAAGGTAGTCCAAGCCGTTCGTGTAACTCATCGATCACCTTTTTTGCTTGGCGGGTTCTGTCCGCCAGTCTTGTTCTGCATCGAGAGGATGAGCCGAGCCGCCTCGATCTCGCCCTTTTGCTCGATGTCTTTCTCACGCAACCGGATCTCGTCGGCCTTGGTGACCGCATCGACCATGTCCTTCTGCTGCTTGCGCTTGATCTCGGCTTCCTGAAGTTCCAGTTCCTTCTGCTGCATCTGGATGATCGGGTCTTGCGCCTGCTGCTGAGCCTGCTGAGCCTGCGCTTCAGCCATGTCCTTCTGGAGCAACTTGGCCGCAGCCTGAGCCGCAAGCCGGGAGATCTGCACCTCGACTTCAGGCGGCAACGGCTTCGGGTCGTCCTCATCCTGCATCGGCGGCAACGCCGCGCCCAACTGCTTCTCGATCTCCTTGCGGTACTGGAACGCGACATGCTCCATGATGTGCGCCTGCGCCGCCGCCATGATGGCCTGCGCCTGCGGGTTCTGGCCGATGACCTTCATGAGTTTCGGGTCCTGCATCGCCATCATATGGACCTGCAAGTGCGCCTCATGGTCTTGGTGCAGGAACGCCTTCACGGGCTTGCCCGTCATGACAGCCATATTCTCCGAGACCGGATCGGTCGGCTTCATATCGTCGTCAAGCGGCACGATCTTCTCGACATTCTTGACGCCGAGCGTCTCGATCATCTGCCTGTGGAGGTATGGCAGGTCGTAGATCTGCGGCGCGGTCGAGGAGAGTTGATGCACCGCTTGGTACTGCACGATCTTCTGCGACATCGTCGCCGCGTTCGGATCAGACACCGGCAAGACATCAACAAGGGAGTAGTCGCCCTTCTTGGCCTTGCGCTCGCCCACTTCCGGGTCGTAGCCGTAGGCTCCTGACGTGTTGTCCCGGATGATCGCCGCGAGGAGTTTGAACTCCTGCTTCATCGCATAATGGATGCGAGCCTGCACTGCGGACATGACCTTCAAGACCCTTTCGAGGACCGCTAGGGTCGTACCGACCGGGGCCTGCGCGGACATGTCCGAGATCTTGAGGTCCGCCACCGCAGCGAACCTGCGACCGTCCTCCACGATCTTGTCCATCATCAGTGACAGGGTCTGAGAGGGTTCTTTATAGGGCAGGGGCAGGATGTTGTCGCGGATCGACCCGCTCGGGACGTCTACGTCCCTGAACTCTCCGGGTCCGATGGGGGTGTCGTCGCCCTTGACACGCAGGCCGCGTGACTTGAGGCCACCCGGAAGGTTGCTGAGAGTTCCCGCATCGACAAGTTGGCGAAGGAGGCTGGTAGCAGCCCGCGCATGTCCGCCGATGAGGTGGATGAGTCCGAAGTAATAGAAGCCGAAGCCGGGGATGTACCCGTAGTGGACGAAGTGCTGTCGCTTCTGCTTGAGTTCATCGTCTTCGCGCCAGTTGCGCCGGATCGACAGGATCTTGTTGGAGTGCTTCTCGATTGTCACCACGTACGGGAGGGCGATCCCTGTCTCGTTGCCCTCCTCGTCCTTGTCCTCGTACCCTTCAAGGTCGAGGTTGACATGCATCTCAAGAAGCAGGAACCGATCGTCCATCGTGGCTGTGAGACCTTGGTCCTTCGCCTTCTGCTTCTCCATCTCGTCCAGCATCTTGACCGGATCGCCAAGATCGATGTCCCGGTAAAACCCGCTGTACTGGAGTTTGCGCACCTCGTTCTTGGTCTTGCGCATCCGGTGCGTGACACGCTCCGCATTGTCGAGGCTCGTCGCCCCATAGGGCACCACGATGTCTTCTGCCGCGATGTACACGGCGGTCTGCCGACCGAGCGAGGGGTCGAAGTAGACCTTCTTGAAGGCGTTGCCCGAAAGAGACAGCGAGAGGAGCAACCGCTCATGTTCAGGCCGGTACTCCTTCATGATCTCGGTCAACTGATAGTTCATGTCGTCCGTCACGCGGACAGCAGCGTCCTTCTTCTCCGGGGTCTCTTTGCCAATGATGACCGCCTTGACGGGTCCTGCCGCCGGGAAGGTCTCCATGATGGTCTCGGACTGGAACTTGACCGCCGACTCCATCAGGAGCGGATGCTGCACACCGCAAGCACCCGGCCACGGCTCCGTCCTGTCCTCGTACTTGACGCCGATCGTCTGGAGGCCCTTGATGTAGGTGTCGAGCCACTCCGAGCGGCTTTGGACATCAGACTCGTACTCTGCGCTGAGCGTCAGCCCCAGACTGCCCAGCACCTGCTCATCAATATGCTCGGCGAGGTTCGCATCAAACGAGACCTCTTCAGTCTGCGTCACGACATCGAGAGAGATGAGCATCCCATCTCCGGCATCTGCGTCCGGGCCGACGATCTCGATGCCGAGATCCGGCTCTTCTGCCAGCCCCTGCAACCCTTGCGGCGCTTCGTAAAGACTCTTGTCGATGGCCATCAGTAGTAACCCTCGCGTCTATGACTCTTGAACCATTTCACCGGCTCCGGCTCGTCGCTTGGCAACTTGATGAATCCTCCCTGCCTGAACCGGATCAAGGCAAGTGTGGTCGAGTCTACAAGGTCATCATGGGTACCGCTAGGAAAGTCGTTGCATTCCTCGACCACCTCCCACGCCCAGCGACGGTCGGGTATCCAGACGATCCCCGAAGAAAACAGGTCGGTAACGGCGTTGACCCGGCTCACCTTGTCCTGCCCTTTGCCCGGCGTGAACTCGGACATCGGGATGCCCATACGGCGCATCTCTTGGTAGAGCGCAGCCCCGTTCGACTTCTTTTCGACTATGAAGGTGTCCGGTTGCCAATCCTTGTACTCCTCAAGGACGAGCGCCTTCAACTCGGGGAACTCAAGGCGTTGCTTGATCGAATTGAGGAGGATGATGTTGTTCGTCTTGGTCTCTTCGTTGAAGAAGATGCCCCAAGTGAGGAGCGCGTTATAGTCGGAGCGGTTGGTCTTCTCCTGCGCAGCGTCAAGCGACATGATGATGTATTCGCACTGGGGCGGGTTCTCCTTCTCCCACACCTGCCACCACTCGCGCTTGATGAGGGCACCCTCTTCGGAGGTCGGCTGCTGCATGTACTGGGCCTGCCAGTACCGCACGTCCATCGAGGCTTTCTTGGCGAGCAACTCCTCGATCGGCCAGAACTCGGGCCAGAGCGGCTTGTCGTTGAGGATGGCGGGGAACTCCACCACCTCCCATTGATCCGAACCCTCTTCGCGGGTCATGTGGTCCACGATCTTGCCCGTGAGGTCGGATTTGCTCCAACGGGTCATGACGACGATGATCGAGCCACCCGGCATCAGTCGCTGGACGGGTCCTGACTGGAACCACTCCCACGCTGGCTCGAATACTTCTGCTCGACCCTGTTTAGCGTCCTGTTCAGAATGAGGGTCGTCAATAATAAAGAGATCGGCACCACGGCCAGCAAGAGCGCCACCGACGCCAATAGCGAAGTACTCACCATTAAAGTTCGTACCCCAACGAGACGCAGACTTGCTATCGGCCTGAAGTTCAACTTGGGGAAAGATCTCATGATAAAGGTCGCTCCCGACGAGATTACGCACCCGCCGACCGAAATTGATGGCGAGGTCGGCAGTGTGGGAGGCCATGATGACCTTTTTCTGCGGATTTTTGCCTAAAAACCACGCCGGAGCGAGGTAAGAGATCATCTCGGACTTGCCATGACGCGGGGCGATGTTGACGATCACCCTTTTCTTGCGTCCGGCCTCGATATCTTCAAAGATTTTGGCCAATTTCCGGTGGTGCGGGCCTACTTTGTACCCCGGATAGACGTGTTGGATGAAGTCTAGGAAGGAATCTTTGCCCAGTTTCTGCGTGACCTGCGTCTGATACTGCTTCAGGAGGTCGGCGACACGCCTTTTTTCCTTCTCAGGCAGCGAAGGAAGCGCTTTTTTGAGCGTCTGGATCTTGTCAGGCGTCAGTTGCAACACTTTTCTCGCCTACGACCCTGTACTCGATGCCTTCAAGCACCGTCATCAACTCCTTCTCGACCTCTTCGATGGGCTTGATCTGCACCGTCATCTCGCTGCGCTTCTTGAAGGCGTCCACGCCGTCCACTTCCCCAAGTTTTGTAAGCGCTGAAATGCGCTCCTTGGCCGAAGTTGCGTGTTCGACCTCGTAGATCAGTTTGTTGATGACGTAGTTCTTCAGTTCGGAGAGTTCATCGACAAGTTGGCAGTTGCTCTGGGTGACCAATCCAGCCAGATACGCCATCTGCTCGTTCGGGTAGCGCGAGTAATCCGGGCGTTTGCTCGGGTCGGACATCATCTCCCGCGCAAGTTCGATCGCTCCTTGCCGGTCATCTTCAGTCGGCATGATCGGCATGTTCGTGATGTCGGAGATCAACTTGATCGTCCGCGCCCGCATCTGGAGTTCTTCGGCTGGAGTCAGTTCAGGCAACGCCTCAGCCGCGCTCTTGGGCAGCGGCACGTTTTCATCGATCTCAGGGACCAACACCGGGCGCTCCGGTGGCATCGGCGCAACGTCGTCTTCGTCGTCCATGCGCGGAATATATAGGAAAACTTGCTATGGAACCAAATTTAGAAGGGGGGTGTGTTTTTATACAGTGGGGGTGGGGGTCGATCTGGGGAAAAAGTGGTGTCGTTTGTGCAGATTCAGGGGTACGGGGTTGGGCGGCAGGAGGTAAACGAAAACTGGGGGGTACCGCCCCGGTGGGGTAAGGGAATAACCAAATAGAACTTGACTTACTAGATGGAATCGGCGATGATTCTTCCACGGCAAGCGATGCCGTTACAACGGAGATACTGCAATGACGTTTGAACAATTGGAACTCTTCATCATGTCCGGCGGCTTCACCATCACCTTTGATGCCAATCGGACGATGTTCGTAGACGGCCAGTCGTACAGTCAATGGCGCGAATACGCTGACTACCTGCAAGGGCTGCGGAAGGAAGTGGAAGGCGACTACGAACACTACCGCATCATGTCCGCGCACTGGCTGCGTCTGCTCGTGAACCTGCAACTGGACGGAGCGGAAGAGAAGCGCATCAAGG